AAAGAAGAACTACCACAATTCTTATCAAACTGGAGAACCGTACCAAGACTTATGATGGTACTATATGGTCTAGTATTCTATGAAACTATGACTTGGTTTATGGCATTAGAAGCTCCAAATAACGCACAGGCTGGTTTTGTATCAGTCGTTGTTGGTGCTGGCGCTGCCTGGTTTGGTTTATATGTTAACGGTAAATCAAGTAAGATACAAAAGTAATAGGTAAATGGAAGACCAAAACGAAAAAAATCTAGGAACGGCATTAGCTGTAGTAGAGGCACAACAAAAAGTAGTTGGGTCTTCACTAGTTGCTACCTCTAACTCTGCTCTATTGGCCGAGAGTACAGATTCACAATCACAAATACTAGAACAAATAAGAGACATACAAGTTAAAACTTTAAGAGGTATTGGTAATGTTGTAGACCAATTAAAAAAATCTTTAGGTTTTGACCAAAATCAAGCAAGATTAGATAAACAAAATCAAACAGAATTAGATAAAGAAAATCAAGGTGACCAATTAGCACCTGGCTCTGCCGGTATAGAGGCGCCAGAGGATGAAAAAAAAGGTGGTGGTGGTTTATTTGGATTTTTAGGTATGTTACCAGGTGCTGGTTTTATTAAAAAACTATTTGCACCTATCATAGCATTTTTTGGCAAAGGTGGTATGTTAGTAAAACTATTTGGTAGATTTGGTCCTTTAGGCCTGCTTATATTAGGATTTACATTAATTTACAAATATTCAGACCAGATAGCAAAAGCATTAGCACCAGCATTAACAAAGATAAAAGAAATAATAGTAAAACTAAAACCTGTAACCGATTTTTTAATGAAACTTGGTGATTTTTTAATTAAAGAACTTATAGCAGGTATTGGTAAAGCATTTGAGTATCTATTTGGTGGTGTCGAAAGACTAATAGATGGTTTTAAAAAATTATTTGATGGTGATATAATTGGTGGTTTAAAAGATATATTTGGTGGACTTTTTGATATGCTACTTGCAGTACCTAAAGCAGTAATAGGTGTTGTAGGTAATATATTATCGCCATTAGCAGAGGCAATTGGTAACTTCTTTAGTCAATTATATACAGACATAGAAACTTATATTACTAATACGATTACTGGCATTAGCGATTGGTTTGGTAGTTTAGTAGATGGTGTCGTAGGTTTCTTTACAATGCATTATGAAGCAGCTAAAGAAAATATATCAAGAGATATAGACCAAATATTTACTTTCTTTAGTGATATTTTTACTTCAGTTGCTGATTTCTTTTCAAACGCATATACTAAAATTAAAGATTTTGTAACCAGTATACCAGATAAGATTATGAGTTTTGTAAAAAATATGTTTGCACCAATTGTAAACTTTTTCTCTGGCATAGGTAACGCAATTAAAAAAGCAATCAATGGTATTATAGACGCATTACCAATACCTAGTTTTGTAAAAGATAAAATTAAATTTGATACAACACCAACATATACTGAAGACCCTTTTGAAGTAGAGAAAGCAGAAATGCCTAAACTTAACAAAGGCAGGTCAATAAATCAAGAATTAGGCGACAATAAAGATATGATTAATGAATATGCTTCAACAAGAGGTATGCCATTAAATATACAACAAACTTTATTGGCTAATGCAGATAGAAAACCTGACCAAGAGAAGACACTTGTTTTTGGTGGTATGCACCCAGGAGCATATACAGATATGATACCTCTATCTAATTTAGAAAACGCTATAGCAAAAATAAAAGAAACTGGATTTACGGTCAAAGCACAAAGAGCCGCTGAAACACCTAAACCTAAATTAAATGCTGATGATATCAAAGCACCTGAAGAATCAAAAACGGTAAATGTAATTAATAAAGGTGGTGATACCGTACAACAATCAAATGTAAATAGTAAGTCAGATATTTACAGCGGCCAATTAGCTACGGTTGTTGACCCTTTCCACGATAGAAATGCTGTTGGTGTTGGAACTTAATACTGGCCTAAATCTTTTTCAGTAATCAATTTAAATTCTAAATCATTATCTTCACAATAAGATTGTGCTGCTCGCCATTTTGCTTGGTTCTTGATATATTCAAAACTCTCACGCATATAAGATTTAGTTTTCTTTTTGCCTGGTTTTGGTTTACCTATTTGACGTGATGGTTTGACCTCTATCATATACTTCTTTTGTTTAGAAGTCTTTACAACAAAGTCTGGAAAGTATCTATGAAATTTCTTGTCAATAGGGTTGAAATATCTAATTGGTAATTCTTCACTAGCCCAATATAATATATCTTGATTTAAGTCGCAATAACGCATAAATCTCCGTTCTAGTAAAGAACGATATACTATTTTCTTGGTATCTCCTACGTATTTCTTGGGGTGTGTTGGTCTGTATAAACCTTTATAACTCTTTGCCATAATGTACCTATAATCTATATAAATATTACAAAGATATTTATAAGGGATACCAATATGAATGAAAACGGACCAGTTATGGAACAATCAATAGAAAACTTTGAAGGAACAAAGAATGTTACCATCAATGAAGGCTCAGGTAGTATGGGTGATGTTCAGGCAGGTATTGAATTCATATATCATATGAGAGAACATTTATTAGACGTTGGCGTTGCAACAATTTATCTATTCAGTTGTTATGCGTTGTATCTATATCTAAAAAAGAAAATAAAATAATGGCATTTAAAAGTTTAAAAAATCATATTAGTAATTTAGCAACACCATTTCTAGCAAATGTGGCCAATAACTTTGTATCAAAACAAGGTGCTAAAGACGCTGGTAAACACGCTGCTCAATTAAAAATGAAGTCGCCATTTAATATTGATAATGCACCATCAGCCAAACTAGTAGAAAATCCATTGTCATTTAGTCCTGTACAATATCCACTAGATTTAGGTAATGAACAATTAGGTCATTATATAATATTTGAATCAGGTTTTTTAGGATATAGTCCACAAACAAGTGGTTTAGTATCTACTGCTGGTAGACAGAAAAAGAAAACGGTAAATTCTAAATTAAGTGATAAGTCTATTACAACATCTGCTATTGCAATTTATATGCCACCATCAATAAAAGTTTCATATGTACAAAACTATGACCCCGAATCAGCTGGTATTGCAGGTGATTTAGAAGCTATGAAACAAACTTTACCTGCCGATAATTCATCTGAACAAATAAAAGCATTTTTAGGTGGCGCTGCTGGTATAGCAATCAAACAAGGTAAAAAATTAGTAGGTGAGGCAGTTAGTTTAGCAGGCGCAGGTGACCCAATTAGATTTTTACAAAAGAGAAGTGGTAATGCATTAAATCCTAGAGAAGAACAATTTTATAACGCACCAGATTTTAGAAGTTTCTCATATACATTTGACTTTTGGCCAAGAAATCCAAAAGAAGGAGAAGCAGTAAAAGATATCATACAAATATTTAAATATAATTCATCACCAGGTAAAAAGGGAGCTGCAGGTGCCTTATTTGAAATACCAAACTATTTTAGAATAAGTTATATGTACAACAATGAAGTTAACCCTAATTTAAATTTAATATCAGCTTGTTATTGTACAGGTGTTGAAGTTGATTATGCACCTGACGGTCAACCTAGTTTCTTTCCTGATGGTTCGCCAGTACACACTAAATTAACGGTGAACTTTGTAGAGGACAGAATATTAACTAAAGATGATATTATTCAAGGGGCATAATGCAATATTTTAAAGAGTTTCCAGTAATCAATTATAGTATCACAGGTAATCCTACTGATACAAAAGAGATTACCGATATATGGAGAAGAATAAAAGTACGAAGTAAGATAGCAAACAATTTAGCATTGTTTGATAAGTTTGAAGTGCCTGAAGGTGATTCACCTGAAACTATTGCTTACAAAGTATATGGTAGTACAGATTATTTTTGGGTTGTATGTTTAATGAATAATGTGGTAAATAGATTTCACGATTGGCCATTAGATGAGTTTAATTTTCAACAAATGATAGCAGACAAATATACAAATGTAAATGGCATACACCATTACGAGATTACACAAAAGAGTGGTCAACAAACAGGTTTAGGTCCGTCAGACTATTCACATAAGATACACGTTAATAGTGATGAGCCAGGTGCTGAGTCTGTAACCAATTATGAATATGAAAGAAGATTACAAGACGAAAAGAGACAAATAAAATTATTACAACCTAACTATCTACAAAATTTTGTAGAAGAGTTTAGAAATCTGATAAGAAAATAATGATATGGCACATACTGATAGAGACGTATTCGATAAAGCAGGACAATATAACCTCGAAGAGATAAGAATACTATCTTACATACACGAAAAAGAAGAAGGTTTACCACTAGCAATTGATATCAAAGGCATTATGCTTAACTTTGAGATTGCTGAAGACGTATTTTCAAATAACATTGTTGGCTCAGTTATTGTATATGATATGCAAGATGTCAGAACAATATTACCTATTACAGGTTTAGAAAGATTAGCACTAAAATTTAATTCACCGGGGACGCCAGGTTATGACTTTAGCGAAGAGAGTGGTATACCATTACAAATATACAAAGTAGATAAAATTAAAACAGACCCTACGCAAGAGAAGGCACAATTTTATCAAATATTCTTTTGTTCGCCTGAAATGTATAGAAACAAAATTACCAGAATAAGTAAGGCGTATGCAGGTCCAGTAGAAAATGGTATCAACGATATAATTAGAAACTATTTAAAATCAGAAAAACCATTTTACTTTGAGCCAACACGTACAAACACTAAAATAGTAATACCTAATTTAAATCCATATGAGGCAATAAGATTACTAGCAAAACACGGTATACCAAAACAATTTCCTACTAATGCAGGTTATGTATTTTACGAAACAAGTCAAGGGTTTTATTTTAGGTCATTTGCAAGTATGATGTCCGTTGGTGGTATAGGCGCAAGTGTGCCACCTAAATGGAGATTTCAACAAATAATAAACGCCATTACAGAAAATGAAAAACAACCTGAAATAAAAGACGTAGAAAGACGACTCAGCTCTGTCATACGATACGAATACGGTAAACCAGTAGATACACTAGAAAATATTACGCAAGGGTTTTATGCCAATAAAGTGGTGAGCCACGATGCCTTTAATAAGACTATAACTACTAGTGATTTTGATTATGAATTAATGGGTAAACTACAACCACATACAGAAATGAGTAAAGAGGCAGGTCTATTATATCCTGAAAAGGTAGAATATGCCGATACAAGAAAGCCATTAACTCAAATGTTTGACGCTAAATTAATGGTAAAGGCAGACACCAAAAAGATACATAATGATTATGAATCATACGCAACAGCAGGCCTAGGTGTAAGAACAAATCAATTGGCGACATATAGAAACCATAATCTATCCTTGCTTGTATTTGGTAATACACTAATAAACGCAGGTGATGTAATTACTTTTACGTCACCAGTATTGAGACCAGGCAACGAGGGTGATGATAATATTAATCCTTATACGAGTGGCCGATATATAATAATGGCTATAAAACACGTAGTAAATACAGAGTCCCAAAGACACGAAATGGTACTCAAATGCTATAAGGATAGCGTTAGGAGTGCGTATCCGACAGAGGAGGAAGCGTTATCCAACGTAGGTAAGGCAAACATTCAAGATTACGATATATACGAAGAACAATTAAAAGAATTTGGAGGTGGAGTTGACTTCTAAATTGCTCAGAGAATCTCCGAGTCCGGCGCTTCCGAAAGGCTGGCCGTGTCAATAGATTTTACAATAATAATGGTCTTGGTGGCCTACTTTATAGGTCTAGGATATATAAAATGGCTTGAAATAAGATATATGAAAGAACATAATATAGATAATGATAGAGAGTGGGACGCTGAAATGAGACGTGAAAGATTTAGAAATGGTGAGGATGCTACTTGGTCACACAGACAATACAGAGGTAAAGATGATAGGTAAAGTATTTGAGATAGCCAATGAGATACAATCAGGTAATTGCTCAGGCCACCGTAGAGATACGCAGAGTTTGTCTATTACAATGACCTTACAGCGTACTCTAACGGCGCTCTATCGCAGGTTGCAAATTCCAAAGTGCGACCACAATTGTCATAAGTGTTCGTTTATGTGTAGTTTGCGTAAAGAATTAATAAATGGTCTTTTAATGCGTATGCTTAGTGCTTTAAAAGGCGACTCATATCGGAAAAAATTATGAAATACGACAAGAATTATTTAGGGTTTAACGGCTTCATCTGGTTTAACGGTGTAGTTGAAGATAGAAATGACCCACAGAAACTAGGCCGAGTGCGAGTACGTTGCGTAGGTATTCATACGCAAGACAAGGCTCTTTTACCTACGGCCGATTTACCTTGGTCGCAGGTTATATTACCACCAACTTCACCAGGAATATCTGGCCTTGGACAATCTCCAAGTTTCTTTGTAGAAGGCAGTTGGGTTTTTGGGTACTTTAGAGACGGCGATGATTGTCAAGAGCCAATGGTGATAGGCAGTTTACCTGGCGTCCCTAAAGAATTATCTGATACACGTAAAGGTTTTTATGACCCTAACGGAGTATACCCGAAGTACAAAGATGAGCCTGATACTAACCGTTTAGCGGTGGCCAATGGTAATAATCCACATTTAAGTTTAGAGTTGCGTAAGTTATCACGTATTACTGGCGTCCCTACGGCCGACTTTGATTATGTTGCTATCTTTGACCACGTATCAACTGAAATAGTGGCCTCTGATGGTGATACTTGGAATCAACCGAGTATACCATATGCGGCCAGTTATCCAATGAATCACGTATTTGAATCAGAGAGTGGCCATATAAGAGAATATGACGATACCAAAAATAATGAACGTATATACGAGGCACACCGAGTAGGCACATCCTACGAAATCTCACCAGATGGTACAAAGACCGACATTATAAAAGGTGACCATTATACCATAACCTACGGCAAAAGTCAAGCAAGTATTGATGGCCAATCTGATATTACCATAGGTGGCCGACATAAGTTGTATATTAACAAGGACGGCCAAATTAATAACCACTATGATATACAAGTGGGGCCAAATGCCAATATTAACATACAAGTAGATAAAGGCAACCTTAATGTGGTAGTCAAAGATG